ATCTCGTCTAAAACTACCCCATCAAAATATTGGCCTCGCAAACTATCAAAATTTTCAGATCCATAAAGTTGGATTCTTCTGCCTAAAAAGTCTACCCTGAGTTCTGTAATATTAGTCTCAGCATTTAATGGTCTGACAAAATGAGTTAGATAATCCCATGCTACTCGCTTTGCCTGTCCGTATGTTGGTGCTATATAAGCGTATCTTGGTGATTGTTGCCCATTCTCTAGGCTTGATTTTATGAGCTGGTTGAGAGCTGCGACTGTCTTGCCCATCCTTCTATGTGCTACTCCTACTACAAAACGATGCTGATCTACCGCCTCATGTATCTGTAGTTGTGCCGGTCTAGGCTTGTAGGGAATAATTACCCTCTGGACTTCTTCTACCTCTCCCAAGCTACCACCATCTTAAATGGAGTACCATCAGCTCCACTTATCTCAGTACCTTGAATAGCCTTACCATCGACTCTATCTATGATTTCTTTGATAGCCCATGCCTCGCCATCTTCCGCAGCCTTTACTAGCTTTTCAGTAATCTTGCGTAATTTCGCCCTATCCTCTTGAACTAGTGCGACTCTGAGTGCATCGTAAAAGAGCTTTCCTCTCTTATTATTGTTGTTTCCTAATGGTGCGCCTTTACCATTTGTGTTAATTGCTACATCTTTGTTTTCTAATGTACTTTCCATTCCATTCCTCTAGGGTTGATGGTTGATGATGTAGTTATTATACAACAAAATTTAATCAAGTAAACTTTCCACTTTTTGACTGTTCTTTTCTAATATTTTTACATCTGTAGGATCAAAGACTACAAAGTTACTTGTGCCACCACTAATTTTAGTTTCAGCCCAATTTTTAGCTTCTTCAGCAGTTTTAAATGGCATAGAAGTAGTAAAAGAACTAATTGGATTACCACTAGCATCTGTTCCAGCTCTACCACTTACACGAATTTTTGATTTCCAACCATCAGGTGTTTTAAAAGTATCTATTATTTCTCCACCAGTTGCATTACGACTACCTTCATCTAAATATCGTATTCCTTTAATACCAACTTCATTTAGTTTTTGTGCTGTAAGTTGTGGATTACCTTGTATAAATTTATTATAAATATCTTCGCCAGTAGGATTAATTGGTTGTTTTGGCAAAGGATTATTTGCATCACCCTTTAGCGCATTTAACAAAGCATCATCAAATTCATTTAGTTTTTTTGTGTCAGTTTTTATTCCTAATTTTGCTAATCCTTCTTGAACTTCCTTAGTTTGTTGATTCAATGGCTTATCCCAATCAAGCATATTAGGGACATATTGATCAGGTATATCTACTTTATAAAGATTACCTTTTTCCGTAGCTTGTATTGCCAGTTGAATATCTTTATCAGTAATTGACTTGTAAGCCTTCTTCATTTCAGCAGGTATTTGTTCTAATGGATAATTAGCCTCCCTAAAACTTTCTACTGCATTAATATAAGCAGTATCAGATGGTCTTTCTCCAAAAGTTGTTTTACCTGATAACCTTTTTTGATATTCTGTAGCTACTGCTGGATTCTCAGCATAATACATCCCATATCCATAGGATTGTGCGCCTTCGCCAGTTCCTACTTTATTTATGTCAAATTTACCTTGTATATTGTATGGTGTTCCATGATACGCTGTAATACTTGGCATAAGTCCCTGTCTTTGCAACATATCCTCAGTCATTCGATATGCTTGCTCACCTATTGCCCTACCTACTGGTCTTGCTAATGGTGCTAGTGGAGATGCTAATGCAGTCATCATTCCCATTTCTTCGCCAGAACTATATCCTTTTGAGTAGTCAATGTTTCTAAGATCAACTACCCCAATATCACTAGGAGGCTTTGCCGGTAATCCTGCGTATCCTGCACTAAATCCACTTAACTGTTGATTAGGGGTAATCCCTAATAGTCTTGAAAATAGTTGCGGATCAGTAATTGCTCTGGTTGCGCTTGTAGGTATATTTATTAATTGCTCGCCTAGTTTACGCAATGTATCAGCCGATATTTGTGGACTAGTGTTAAGTAGCCCTCTAGGTGTACCTCCAAGTAAGCTCTGACTTCTTCTGAGCTGTGGGTATCCTATGTAAGGCTCGTCTAGTAAGCCAGCCATTTATTTCTTGAATCGAGCTTCTTTGGCAGCAGAACTTAAAGCAATTGCCATCGCTTGCTGTGGACTCTTAACTTTCTTACCATTGGTAGTCAGCTTTTTATCCTTAAACTCGCCCATGACCTTTGAGATTTTGGCTTGTCGCTTGTTCATTTTTTAGGTTTACTAGGCTTCATTGGGGATTTTTTTGGTTTTGGCATCTTATACATTATTCCTCCTCCTCATATTCCATTTCTTCATCTTCGTTGTCCATTGCTTCCCAAGCCATGCAACCATTCTCTTGATTGCAGACAAAATCAAATATCTCGCAGTAGCCATCGCCTTTTTTCACTCCGCAGTCAGATAGTTCAGTATTGAAGTATTCGCAAGCCTTGCACTTGCCTTCGCCATCCTCTACTTCACCGTAAGATGCAGTTAAGATAGCCTTTTTCTTATTTCCCTTGTTGATGTCCATGTCTTGAGTAGCTAAAGGACATGATTCCATATTAGATTCTAAGAGACCGCCCTCAGACTTATCAGCCATCTTAGGCTCTTTGCCTAATAGACCGATCATAATGCTCATGCCTTTTTCTTTCATATAGACCTCTAAGAATAAAGTTAATTCAATTATACAAGGATTTTAGCCATTAAACCATATTTTAATAAAAATGTTTTTCTATTTTCTTTACCTGTTCTGCCAATCGTTCAGGAAACGATAGTTGTAGACTTGCCATTCTGTCGTGCAATGTAGACATCTGTTCTAACGCTTGGTCTATCTCATCTGTTGATTCTGCCCAAAACTTCCCTAATTCTGCGTTTTCTGTTCCTTCTAAGGGTTTTTGTAGAAGATATGGCAAACATCCACAAAGTGCTGCGTCTGTATTAGTAGCTGAATGAGCATCATAACTAAATAGGATTTTAGACTTCCTAAACACTTCTGCCAGCTCTAGCTTTGTCTCTGGGAAAGTTCTCGTAACCTCAAAACAATCTAACTTAGGGCAGTCACCAGTTAAGTAACCTTTACCTATGTAGAAAGCATTTTGAGTGCGTTCTGTGCCATTATCATAAAAGATTGATAGATCACAGTTAGGATAAAACAAAGACTCACAATCGCTTCTATATGCCGTAGAAAATGCTAATGGATAATCTGTCTCTCCCCAATTAATCATCTTTTTTTGTAATGCACCCTCTTTATTGAGTAGATAACGAACTACTTTTGTAGCATTTAATGGGTTATTTACAATGATTTCAGGATAAATTACTACCGAATCCTCTATATATCCTATTGGGGTATTGAACTCTGGATTTACAATCTGACTAGCCTCATAGATAAATATCTTGGCCTCGTGTCCTATCTTGTTTAGCTGATCGCATAAGAAATGTAGAACCCATGAACCACCACTTTTATCGTTATAACTTGGAGCATATATAGTAAATTTCATGCAAACCAAGCCTTATACAGCTCTGGTTTGTTTTCTTTTATCCAAGTCACAGCCTCATCTTGATTCTTTTGGTGATCCATCCCGATGGTCTGGCTACCAACATGATGGACATAAGACCGACTAACATAGTTCTTATACCCATTTGCCCTAATTTGTAGGCATTGTATATCGTCAGAATACCAATTTATCGGCTCATAATCCACCCACTTATCTTTTTCTATATACGCAAATAAAGGTGAAATAATTTCTGTTGGAATTATTTTCGCTTCTTCTACATACCTAATTCCATCCCTTTGCTTAAACTCTCTGATATTTTGATAGCCTCGTACATAATCTGATTTTGCCGATACCCAAGCTGTATCCTTTGGCAATAGTTCTCGATCTCTGAGTAAAAGTTCAAATGAACTAGGGGTTAATACTATGTCATCGTTAGCTACAATTACCTCGTCAAACATGGAAAAGGCAAGATTTACTACCTCATTGTAGGAGTCCCCAAAATTATTTCCATTGTTCGGTATATTGATAGTTCTGTGTTTAGGTAGCTTTAAATCGCTCCCAGAGATGAATACCACGACATCGACTGGTACATACTGGTTAATGCTTTCTAACAGTACAGGCAAGCATTTGCCAGTCTTAGTGGCTATTACAATAGGTATCATTTAATCTCTACCTTGATCATTCCAGCAATTGTGTCTGCTATCTCAATAGTTATTTTTGTGAAACACCTATCGTCTATCTCTAAAGCTAAACACATTCCATCTAGTCCTGATTTGATCGAGGCTAACATATTATCTAGATCCATCCACCTACGATTCGGTTTGTAAAAGACAATACTTAGCTCTGAGTAATCACCTTTTGGTATATTAGCCTCTTTTGTTGTCCAATAGCAAATATCTTTGTAAATAGCCTTTTTTCTAGCTTTTTCGTGATAATGACAGGTAACATTTGGGTTAAGTTCGCGCGGATACCAAGGAAAAGTAATCATAATATAGCCAATGTCAATTCTAATAATTCTTCTTCAGTCGTGGAATACAACTCCTCAAATCCTTTTCTGCCTAAGCCATGAATCCCTGTCTGTGATCCTAAATGGTGAATTGGGCATAGTCCTATTACAGGTGCATCTTTTCTCTTGCCAGCTCTACGAATATGATGCAAATGGCATGCTGAATCCTCTATTTTTAAGACAAATCGACATAAACTGCAACCAAGTCGTGCAACTTTGTCATAATGGGCTTTCTGTGCTTTAGTCATTTGCCAATTCCTGAGCAAAATCTTCTAGTTTCTGTGCTTGATCTGTAATATCAACGCTTATCTGATACGCTGCAACATAATCCTGTTTATTACAAGCCTCTGAATAGTTCTTAATTAAGTGTTGCAATATCAAAAATGGATGATCAATCATAACATTCCTTTTCTTCTGTTAGCACTAAGTGTCTGAAACATATCAAATATTCTTGCCTGTGAATTGCGTTCATTATCTAATATTTTATATTCCTCTAAAGCCTTTATCCATTCTTTGACTGCAATATCGTAAGAAACGCTTGCTATGGCTTTTTCTTGTCGTTCTGCTACTGTCCCCTCAGACTTTAAAAATTCGTGAGCCTTGGCTTGTTTCATGGCTTCCTTGAGGTATTCAAGATGACTATATAGCTTCCCATGTTTAATGTCTGTATCTGCTAGGTTATTAAATGCTTCTGAAATATCATCTTCATCTAAGTTATTAAAGTCCATTTATTCTCTCCATTAAGATTGTCCAGGCAGTTGCTGCACAAAGTGGGACTTGTCCATTTCCAATGGCTTTAAGTCTGTCCACTCTAGAGGCCATCCCATTAACCACTCTACCCACACTGGGTTCAACCTCCCAGTAGTCTTTTCTTCCATACTCATTACAACTTCCCCAAGATTGCTTTTCCAAAACTTGTTGTTTGGGTCTAAATGTCGGCTGATTGCATGACGCGAATCCTGACAAACTGGGGTTGGCCACATTCTCACTGCTTGACCTAGACTCACCGAGTGCATCGAGTTCTCCGATTGTTGTGTTGATTTCAATTTGTCCGTGTATATGTCTGCACAAGTCGGTGTCGGCCAATTCCCCGATGGAGTGTCTGCCATCCGTTTCTTGAGTGCTTTCCGACTGTTGCTCCCCCCATCTAACCCCGTTGTGTTTGGTGTGTGAAAAAAGTCTTGATTGTTTGGTATCTTTTGCAACAAGCCAGATTCTTTCTCTTTGGTGTCTAGCACCGACATCGGACGCTCCCAGCACACACCATTCCGTGTCATACCCCATCTCGGAAAAGTCTCCAATGACTGTTCCAAGTCCTCTAGAAGTGAGCATTGGACTGTTCTCCACAAATGCATACTGTGGTCGTACTTCCCCAATAATCCGTGCCATGTGTCCCCACATTGAACTTCTTTTTCCTGTAATTCCAACTCCTTTACCGGCTGAACTAATGTCCTGGCATGGAAATCCTCCAGATACGACATCAACAATTCCTCTCCAAGGTTTTCCGTCAAAGGTTTGTACATCATCCCAAATCGGGAAAGACGGGAGTATTTTGTCATTTTGTCTTGCGACAAGTACGCTTGCTGGGTAGGCTTCCCATTCGACTGCACAGACTGTTCTCCATCCAAGAAGATGTCCCCCAAGTATTCCTCCACCAGCACCTGCGAAAAGAGCCAACTCATTCACATTACCTCCACATATTTAATTACTGGTTGATTAAAGTTTTCAATAAATTGTTGGCTTTTCATGTCAAACCATAATTTAATTGTGCCGTTCCAATCTCCATGCCGTTGTTTGCTTACAATCAATGCAGCATCAGGTACAGAGTTATCAGCTATCCCATTTATCTCAGTTTCTCGTTCTTTTTTAATGTTTCTAGCAATAATCATTACATTGTCTACAAGATCAGATATTGAGCCTGAACCCTTTAAATCAAATTTATTAGCTGTTTCTGTCTCGTCATTGCCTTTTCTGACATGGTGAACCAAGAAAACATGGATATTCATTTCTTTAGCAACTTCACAAAGCTGGTTCATAAAGTCCTTTTGACCATCGTAATCAGTCTCACCTTTAGTACATTTTGTCAAAGAATCAATAATTACATGGCTGACTCCTAGTTCTAGTGCTGCATATCTGCAAAGACTAATGACTTGCCAGGACTCCAAACTACCAACATGGTTAAATAAATAGAACTGGTCTAGTTTCCATTTCATAAACTCGCTGATCTGCTCTTTGTTTGGGATATAAACTCCTGTGGCCTGTTTAGTCATTCGTGCCAAAGTTGATACTGGAGGCATTTCTAAGGATGCCATTAAGATTTTAGAACCCTTATCCACGATGTCTAATGCTATTTGACCAAGGATTAATGATTTTCCATGACCATTAACTCCAGCTAAGACTGTGATTTCTTTTCTGCGAAATCCTATTTTTTGTTGTGCAGAGTAAAAAGGTAACTTATCCCCTAATATTCCGTTCTGTCGGTTTTTAAAGTATTCAACTAGTTCTGTCTCAAAGTCTGACTTCTCATTGACCATACTGCGAATCTGTGAATATTCAGCGTATTTGTCTAAATCAATGTCTATCAACATATATCTCATTCTCCGAATCTGTCGTTATAAGCGTTTTTATTCCTAGTGTCCTCAGATAGGTATACCAAGTAAAGAAAAACTCGTCTGAAGCGTTTTTAAAGTGAATTAACTGTACTACTTGGTCTTTAAGGAAAGCTAGATCATTTGGCTTTGGTCTGTTTTGTTCTGTAAAAATGGTATCTGTGTAATCCCAATGTTCTGATTTCTCTCCTACGAATACAAAAATACTAGAAATTTGTTTACCAGAATGTAACTTTTTGAATACTTGTTGTTCTCCTATCATGCTGTCCTCACAGGTGAAAATATATCGTTAAAAGGTTTTGCTACTATCTCATCTTCCCATCTTCTGTCTCTAATCCATCGTTCTGCATCTTTACGAAACTTTGACTCAGGTATTGCTGCAGCTTGTGCTTTTGCTTTTTCAGTAATTTTTTTAATTAATTCAGCACTAGGTTTTAATTTATTCCATTCCTTAAAAGCATTAACTTTACCTACTGGCTTTGAATACATTTTCCAAAACAACTCAAACTCTTGCGTATATGTATTTATATTCTCTTCTCTTCTCTTCTCTGGTAACGACTTCGTAACGATGGATGCGTTACTATTTGCGTTACTTTTATCGTTACTATTTCTATGCTTATCTTGACGATCCTTACCCAAAGCCCTTGATTTTGCTGACTTTCCGTTATGGTAGACAAAATTAGTCATTGTTAAGACACTTCCATTTTGTTCTAACCATCCCACAAATTGCATTTGTTCTGCAAAACCTGTAACGCAAGTGAGACGATCTAGGAACGAAAATGTAACGCTCTGTGCGTTACCATCAACTGTGTGTTTATCGAACCATGACCAGACTCTAATCAACTTACCAACAACAGCATCAGGATCAATATTTAACCTGTTTGCAATCGCAAGAACCTCTGGTTTATCTGGTGTATCAATCTGAAATTTAATCCAATCTCCAGCCATATCATTCTCCAAAAATGTCAGGTCTTAGAATTTCTTTTGTTAATCTACCCTGAGATAAATCATTAAGTTTCCGAAGATGTTTTAAGGGTATTTGCCCTCTCGCCATCCAGTTGTAAATTGCAGTATTTCTAACACCTAGCATCTTAGATAGTTCATCTAAAGTACCAAATTCTGCTTGCAATATATTCTTAATTTCTTCCATAAATCCTCCTTAATTTCAATCTTATCACAACTTTGTGAGAAATTGCAACAGAATTAAATAAAAATATTTTAATAAAGGTATTGACTTGTGATATTTGTGTGTTTATAGTTAAGTCATGCAGTAAATTTTATTAAATGAAACGAAAGGGAAATGAAGATGAATAAAGACTTAGTTATCAATCAAAAAGTTATAGCTGAACTTAAAGCAATGAAAGAAGTCGGCTTACGAGTTCCTAAAAAAGTATTTGCCTTTGCTGAGTCTGAAGATATGACTCAATATAACAATATGTCAATTAGCGAAATTGCTGACTTGATGGTTGAATTGGCTTAATCATGAAAGACTACATCTACGGCACTATCTTTACAGTTCTAATGAGCCTAACTTTGGCTCTTATCTACATATACAAAACAGGAGGTTTTTAATGAAGAACTTTGATTCTTGGTTATGCTACGACACAAAATATGATGAGGCAGAAGTTGCTGAAATGATGATTGAAGATCGTACTAACGAACTCATTAAAACTGATTACAACCCATCTAAATTGATTGCTGAGGCTGTTTCAGAACTTACAGTCAAAGAAAATTTAGAAATGGCTGAGTATGTAAAAGAAAACGATATGACTGGCTTAGGCAATTACATTTATCTAAAAGCCTACGACTTCGCTCATAAACTAGCTTCAAAACAAGCTGAACACGAATTTCAAAATGGAGATTTAGGATGAAAACTTTTAACGAATTACGACTTATCAATGTAAATGAATTTACAGAACGCAAAGGACAACTAACCTATTTAAGTTGGACTTATGGGCTTGACATCCTACTGCAAAATGATTCTACAGCTACTTGGAAGTTCCTAGAGCCTGTAGTCTATAACGATACCATGATGGTAAAGACTGAGGTTACTGCATTTGGCAAGACCTTAGAAATGCAATTACCTGTAATGGATAACCGAAATAACGCTGTTAAGTCACCAGATGCACGCAAAATTTCGGATTCACAAATGAGGTGCTTGGCTAAGAATATAGCTTGCTTCGGTATCGGTATGTATGTCTATGCCGGTAGTGATCTTCCAAGCGAGGCAATAGATGAGGAGACTCCTGATCTAACGGATTTGTGTACTAACTGGGTAGATATGATTGGTGAGTGCTTGGATATAGATACTTTGAAAGGTGCATACGGACAAGCGTATAAAGAGTTATCAAAGGATAAAGCTGCAATAGATCGGATTAGTCGTGCAAAAGATAAAAGAAAGGGAGAACTCGTATGAAAGCAAAAGCATTTCCAAATGATGGCTATAAATCAGATATTTTTGATGGAATGGATTTAAGAGATTACTTTGCAGCTAAAGCTATGCAAGCAATTATTTCTACTTCTGATAAACAAAGTATTGGTATTGGAGAAGTTGATAATTGGGTTGGAGATTATGCTTATGGTGTAGCGGATTCAATGATGGAGGCTAGAGAAAATGACATTTAATGAGCAAATAGACTCTTTATTGAGTAAGCAAAAAGAGGTGGATTATCTTGTGATTACAACATTAGTCAAAGAATATCTTGTTACATGGCCTCAAAATGCAGATTCTAAACTTTGGAATAATCGACTTGAATCCTTACTAAAGAAAATAGATGAAAAATTCTCGAGAACCACGAACGAATAATTACTTTACGCAAGAGGAAGTTGCTTACATTCTTGAACTTCCAAGACGAGAAATTGAAGTAATTGAACGCAAAGCACTTAGAAAACTAGCTTTTATTATCAAACGAAAATATAAAAAGGAAGATGTCTTATGAGTAAAAGTTTCTTATTTGTACTATTAATGTGGATTGTATTCTGTGGGATGATTATTTATATGACAGAACTCAGTCGTAAAGAAGAAGTATTTAAGTTTAACTGTGCAAATCTTATAGGTGGATGGCATCCAGATGTACCTAAGAAGTTTGCTGAAATGTGTTTAGCTGCCAAGCAAGAGAGGAGCGACAGATGAATGAAACATTTGCATCATCATCACAATGTTATCCATTACATCAACCTAAACGAGCTTTAATGAAGTCTTGGCTCATTGGTAAAAAACTGTATTTAGGTGAAACAAATATCGGCAATCGGTACTTTATCCTGACTAGACATGAGGATCATCCAAGGTTTATGGATATTATTACTGGGAGTATGTATGAGACTAGAGGCCGTTGTCTATGCTCTAGTTACTTATATATTAAAACTATTAATCGTATTACTCCTAATTTAGATGAACTCGTAGACGAACTTAAAAAGAAAGTAGCTTAATATGTATGAAAATATTATTCAAGGATCGGAAGAATGGCTGCGCCTCAGACTCGGAAAAGTTACTGCTAGTCGTGTTGCCGATGTTCTAGCTAAGACAAAGACTGGTGTATCAGCTAGTCGAGGTAATTATTTAATAGAACTAGCCCTACAAAGGGTTACAGGTGTCATAGAGCCTTCTTTTATGAACGATGCTATGCAATGGGGTAAGGACAATGAACAGACTGCTAGAACAGCGTTTGAGGTTGCTCATAATGTATTTGTAGATCAAGTTGCATTTGTAGACCATCCTACGATTAAAGACTTTGGATGTAGTCCTGATGGCATTATTGGTGATTCTTTACTCGAATTAAAATGCCCATATCAGAGTGCAGTACATTGGTCATATTTTAAGGATGGTTGCCCATCTAAATACTATACGCAAATCCAAGCACAAATGTCATGCACAGGTGCTAAGTCGGTCTGGTTTGTTTCATACGATGGGCGGATGCCTCCTAGATCACAGTTGTACATCGAAGAAGTTTTGCGTGAAGAAGAATTTATAAAGAAGATGGAAGAAGAAGTTTTGAAGTTCTTGAATGAAGTAGAAGTTGAAGCAAGTCTAATGAAAGGTGAATAATATGGGAATTCGTTACTACATAAAAGCAGCAGTATCCGAGTATCAAGATAAAGATGGAAAGGCAAAGAAGAAGTATCAGAGTATAGGAATCATCCTAGAAACTAAGAATGGCCTCATGCTAAAGCTAGAGACTATCCCATTATTTAGTTTAAAAGATGGTTGCTTGATTGCTTATTTGAACGATCCTGAGCCTAAAGATGCCTTCCCTAAGACTTTAGCTGATATACCTGACGATAATCTACCCTTCTAGGAGAATATGATGAGCCAATACGAATTGATTGTTATTGCATTATCTAAATGGATTAGCCCTTTGGATGCGTTACATAGATGTGGCACTATGAAGTTAAGCACCAGAGTCGGTGAACTTCGAGCCAAGGGTTATGTTATTGAGGATAGATGGCATGAAAGTCGGAAGTTTAAAATGTATAGATTGGTAAAGAAACCATGACTCCATACACAACTAAAACAGGTTTACAGATAGGTATTAATTATCAACCACGAGCATATTTTGAGAATGATCGAGATATGCTCAATCTCCAAGAGGCACTCCTTAAAAAAGAGATTTCTTGGTGGATGTTATTTAAAAATATCTTCTGGTAATCACCCGATCATGGTTGAGGCAGATGTTTGTACATCAGCAACTCGCTTCAACCATCCTTTACCATAGGTTGGGAATGTCGGCAATGACTTGTAAAAGGCTTCTTTGCTATGACTAAACTTCTCAAGTAATTCTTTACCATCAGCCTCTTGAATCGCTTTCATGGTTGCTGGGCCAATAGCACCATCAGCAGTTACACCAAGAGCTTTCTGTATCATTTTTCGAGCTGCCGATGGGCCAGCATTAATTGCAAAGTCAAATACTGCGTAATCCACTCCAGCAGGTAAGGAGTCGCCTTTTACAGCATCCCAGTAATCTCGCTTGTATAAAGGTTTAACATCTTCCTTCTTTAATAATTTCATATCATCTTGAGTAACTTGATGGCCTATATACTTTTCCCAATTGGCTTGAGTACAACCCCACATGGTAGAACCTTTGCGACCATCGGGCAACTTATTGCCAAGATCTCTCTCATCGTTAGTAAATCCACCTTCATGGGCTATGACCATATCAAACGACTTATCCCAATTACTTATCATTTCTCACCATTCCTTGTATTTCTTTTGTCTTATCTTTAC